TACAGAGGACTGGGATGGTCGGGCCGTATGATCACTACGCTGTGTAGAACGGTGACGGATCTGTACGGTCCCACCCCGTTCATCTTTGAGATACAGCACACTGTACCCACCGGTCTTATACCCGTCGAACCGTACCTGACGTTCACATACACATGGATCCCCTTTGTGTCCGTCCAGGTTCCACCGAAGTGGTCATCAATACCCCTCACCGACTTCAACAATATACCTGGATTTCATCCGAATGAAATGGTGGGGTACCTAGCATTTCAATATAACGGTAGCAGGCTCCTTTTGGACCCTCATAACGATATTGTATTCTACGACGATCTCGTGTCGCTCTACACCTTTGACAGTCTCCCACTCCCGGGTGCTTACTGCCGCGTCTTTTCGCCACTGGGAACATCCAAAACCTACCTTGCGAATATGTACTTTGAACGTCCATCGTCCGTCGAAACGTTCATGCTGCCCTGTTGATTGGACTGAGCCCCGGACTGGAAATCTTGATGTTTGGTAGTATCCCAGGCTGGGTGTTGTAGAAGAACGAACTCCCGAACCCCTTGAAGGCTATTCCCGACTTCCTGAAAATAATGATCAGCATCATCAAAATGAGAATCGCAATGAAGACATCAAGGACAATTGCGAACGATGAAGGGAAGCTAGAGAAGTATGCGACCATAGGATTGGCTGTAGCGGGTACTGGAGTGGCCGTGGTGGGGTCCGTGAGCTCAATGTACCGATTATACGCCCCGATCTTCTGGAGTTTCTCCGACAGGAGATTTCCCAGATAATCAATGCTTCCAGATACACTGTTCTTCAGAGACGACTGTTTGTTGCGGATAGTGGCGATGGAGTCCGTGTACGCCGACTGAACCGCAGCCTGATTGTCCAGGTCATCGTACTGTTGGCGGTACGCATCCAGGACAGGTGTCATCTTCTTGTCGACAATCACCTTCCGCTCCTGATCGGCCCACGTGGGTCCGTTCTTCATGCTATAGTAGCGGAACCGAAGCTGTTCGAGTGTGTCAGGATCAACATCAGGGTTCAGGGCCGCACGATTATACGATTCCTGGGCAGACTGAAGAGCTCTTGGATCATCTGCCCAGTCCGATAGGGACTTATCAAGCTTTGCCGTCATTGTTTACTTACAGCAAATGAAATTGCGAACCCGAGACCCACAAGCATACCTACAATCGCAATGCTCATATTCGCCCAAGGAGGAAGTACAAGTCCAAAAACAAAATAGCAGAGAAGAACTGCCGCAAGTGTGATTGTAATTGTCTGGAGTATTTTCATCTTATACTCCGATGACGATCCTCCAAGTGTCTCGATCTTCCGCTTTATCCGATCACGCTCGGCTGCCGTGTTCTCACGCTCTTCGCGGATATCCGAAATCTTCTTAATTACAGTATTCGCTGCCTGCTTCACCTTTCCAACCTGAATTTGGGCGTCCTGTGTGCTCGTAGCGGTTCCGAGGGCGTTCACATCACTGTCCATTTGCGTAAGGTACTGGTGCGTCTGTTCCAGAGCCCCCGAATGATCAACGCTTCCAGGGTCTACACGCTGGTACAGATTTCCAGAGGATCCAGACGTTGATGCTGCCACATACGTCTGGTACGAACGAGGATTGACAGAGACTGTGTGCGACCCGGCCAACGGACGGTTGGTGAACGTATTGTCCGGCTTACAGGACTCATCATTCGTGTACGGCGGCGAGCACCGCACTGGGCGATGGGAGGCCTGATCGACTCCAAGAATAAACTGCGAGTCCGCTCCTACCGCCAGAGGCATAACCCCCGCCATTCCTCCCTGTTCTGACCACCCTCCCTGTCCATTTCCCGAACTCTGGTAAATCTTCTGCTCGCCGTTCGCAGCCGACGCAAGTGCGTACGTGTTTCCCGAACTTGCCGCCACAATTCCCTGACTTCCCGCAGGCTGGGAAATCGGGACCCACGATCCTGTAGTACACGGCTTCGAGCACCCCTGGCTTCCCACGAAAATGAACTGATCAGTAATATTGATTGTTGGGTTGACGGGCGGGGTTCCAGGAATAGCTTTGGGGGACGACCAGCTCCCAGAGCCTTCCACGGACTGTACCGAGAATGCGAGTGAAACTCCTTCCAGAGACGGAGACGAACCTACAGACTCACCAGCCGCCGCCGCAGCTTCGGGGGATGGAGACTGATCCGTGCTACAAAAGCTCGGGTTTCCTCCTGGAACACCGTAGCACTCCCCCACTGCGTCCGTCTTCATTCCCCAGTTGCGGGCACCGTTTCCAATCCAGTTTCCTCCGATGCTGTCGCACTCTGACTTCGTGTACAGACGGATCTTGTATCCTCCGCTTGTTTTCACACTTGTGATTCCCTTACCACCTGGAGGGCATCCAGGCTTTGTCGCAGACTGGCTGTTGTACAGGATGTACACATTCTGATCGTCCACCGCAATGTCCAGGGGCAGTCCAAGCATATTCGGAGGAGACGGTACCGCCTTCCAGTTTCCACCGTCGCACGGTTCCTTACAAGTATAGACGTTTCCCGCTGAATTGAAACCCCACACAAACCCCGTAGGCGACACGACGATCTTGTTCAATTGTCCGGGCAAGGCGGTCCATGACACGATACTTGAAAGCTGTCCCTGAATATAACTCATAAGACCCTGAGACTGTGTCTGAAAATCCTGGGCATACTCTGCCATCTGCTTGTTATATAGATCCACGATAATTTCATGTCTATTTGTAATGAACCCTTCTGATTCGTCTGACCTTTGGAATTCTACGACCTTGGATCCTGCGGCAGTGATCACGGAAAACAAGGATAACGAGGCGTGGAACAAGGCCCTACAGCAGGAGGAGAGTGCGACCGACAACGCACTTTCACAGTACTACCAGATCCGTGAACAGTACAATGAGATACTTTCAGAGGCCGTAAAGACCCAGGACCCGACCCGCCGGGCTAAGCTTATGTCCACAATTACCGAAATGAATCAGCAATTGTCGACGATTGTGGCGTCTATCCAGCAGATGTATGCTTCAGGCCAGGCAACACTCGGAAAGATGCCGCCGATTAATTTCGCAGAGGATCTCGACAAGTTCAAGAGTGATCTTAGGATGCTCTTCGCTGAAAAAGATGAAGTGTCAAAACTGAACACGGTATATTCCACCCTCTCCTCTGGCGGCGGATTTACCCAGTCATACTACATTTATATTATCGCAATTCTTGGCATGCTTGTTCTCCTTCTCGTGATGTTCACGTTCACATCCCTCATGACAAACGTTCAGAGTGCGGTCAGCTCGATTCCTCCCCTGGAATTGCCAACTATACCCTCGGCGATGTAATATTCATTTCAAACGGCTGACCTGGCCGGAGTGCCGACGACGAAAAAGGGTTCATCTGCGGAGACCAGAATGCCACCAGAAACATAATAGGTACCAAAATAAGAACGATACCGATACGGAGAATCATAGCGTATCCGTTGGATATATCGATGGTCGGGAGTTTGGGAGTGTTCTCAGTGTACAGATCATACCGATTCTTGGCCGCATCGTACTCGTCCGCAATCTTCTGAGCACTCTGGTGAAGTTCCGCGGCCTTGTCGTACTCCTCTCCCATTTCATCATTTCCGGTCTTGTATGAATCGACAAAATGCTGCATGTCCGCCTTTTGCGACTGTACCTCCGTCCGGCGGGCAGTGAGCATTTTATCGATGGCGTCCTGGGCGTTCTTGTAGGCGGTCTTGTACGCTTCATTTCCAGTCGTTACGAATTGGACATAGTTGGACTTGTACTCGTCCATCATCTTTTCAAAGGTAGAACGGTCTCCCATTATATTATACAGTGGCCACACAAAATCGGTAATACGGCGTCGCACCCGCGTCGGGAGACTTGCGTAGAACCTCAATAATATCCCCCGGTCGGCCGCCGATCCAACGTACCGGTGCGTCCTGCGACCAGATATGGGGAGTAGGCATGTACTCCTTGTGCTTCATCGCAATCTGTGGAAGCAGGGGATCCTCAGACTTAATCTGGATATGATCGGCGATCATCGTCTTTGCGATCGCGTCCAGCGAAATCCCGAACCGCGTCAGGAAATTCTTGGTCTCCTCTGGGTTCAGAATCCGGTGCTGCGGAACCGCACGGTGCGTCGTAATATCGAACGTCAGCTGGCCCGTGTGAAAGATCTGGAGAATGTGGCTCTGAGCCGCCACGGCTTCCATGATCGTTTCGGATGGCGGGATCTGGACAACCACGATTCCACGGGTGCCGCCGTGCTCCTGGGTCAGGGAAACCAGACGCAGAACCTGATCCTCGGTGATGCGGGTACGGTTGCTCATGAACACCAATGTGTCGCCGTACTTGGTCACAGTCGCTGGAAAATCCGTATCGATCGTTTCGGGGGCAGACGTATTGACACCACGCTGCTGGAGCATAGTTTTCAGGACATCTTCGGTGCTCGGCATCGTTGTATTATTGTTTCCTGATGGGTTTAATTCTATCCGTTTTACAATAGAACGAGTCATGAAAAACTCTGGACTCTTAGCTCTTGCCATTGTCGGACTCATTGTGGTGGGAGTTCTGTTTGCTGGGTCTCGGGAGACGTTTGGAGTCCCGGAGTTTCTAGATCGCACGTCTCAGAAACTTCAGGCCCTAGGTGAATTATCATCGTACGCCCAGCGGACAACCCACCTGCGGGCTCCCGATTCCCACCAGCCGCCGAAGGGGCAGCGTCTGGGGGTGCGGGTGGGGCAGTGGGAGGGATATAATGCTCAATTCTAGACGGGTCCTTCCGACAGTCTAGGACCATATCCCAAAACTCCTTGAACTCGTCTATGTGATCCTTCAGCCAATTGGGGTCTCGGAGAACATTCTCGATCCTGATATTCGCCAGGAGCCACCAAACTACCCGGTGCTCGTCCCCCTCAATCTTCGACTTCCAGACGTCCGGATCATCCTCCTTTGGCTTGTAGGAGATCCTGCCGTCGTCGTACACCACCATCACACCCTTGTACGGTGAGTCCGAGGCATTCCACTCTGTTCTGCCCACTGTCTTGAACTGCATCTCCACATAATCACACTCGTCGATATTACAGCACTCCATCTGCATCTGCATCTGGTGGTAGTACGCATCAGGGATGGGCGTCTCCTGTGTGAACTTGCGGGAGATCGGACACTTGAATTCTACCAGCTTCCCCCAGCGATAATCCATCTTCTCCCTTGTCAGGACAATACCGTCAGGGGACGCACCCAGAAACTTGTAGATAGGATGAACAACGCACGTCGTATCTACGATCTCTGCTCCTCCCTGAATATCCCCATAAATCTCCTTGGCCAGAGGTTCAAACTGCGTACCCCACAGACAGGCAGTAATAGGCCCTCCATCGTTCGTCCTGGGTCCATCAAGCTTCCGCATCAACAGCTCCTTCTTTCCTGACGGAGTTGCCGTCTTGAACGCCTTGGTGATCTCGGACGCCGTCATCATCTCCGAGCGACGGAGGTGCCAGCTATCCGACCGCTGGTCGGCGACTCCGTAGTCGCGGAGGACGCGATGAATCGCCCGACGACGGGCCCACACCTTACCCAAGTCGGTAGCCAGAAGTCGATATACCTGCGTTTTATAATTCCGGTAGTGGTATCCACGATCCCGGCAGATTTTCTTGATTCGGTGGGTAAGGTGGGTACAGGCATCCAGAGGAAGTTCAAACACTTCCATTATTATATCGTTCACAAGCGATACGCGTAATCCGATTTACAGAAAACCCCTGCGGTTAAACAATGACGACCACAGCCGAAATCTCTACGCAAGAAGATTGGGTCCTCCATCGCCTAGAATCCTTTTACACGCCCGACCGCCTAACCCTGCTCCGCAACATCCTGGAGAACAAGACTAACATTTCCCTCCGTATTCTGGACTGGTTTGTCACCAATTATTCGAAGATGAACAACGTGTCCTACATCTCCAAGGCCGGGAAGCATGTGATTGTTTACCTTGCCTACAAGTCCCACCTGAAGGCCTACAGCAAGAAGATGTTCGACCCCTTCTGCCGTTGGACCCGCGTGAACTTCCACGGGGTGTCCACCACTGTAGGACAGCTGAACTTCTTTGCGTGGGCCATCGAGGACGATATTATCGACTACCTATTTTCTCACCGCGACGATATCCACGCAGACATGGAGACGCGGATGTCTACGACGGATAAGAAGACCACTGCGACCGAGCATACCCGCAAGAAGCGGCACGAGCTCTCGCACTCTGCCACCAAGTCGCTGAAGAAACATGACGTAAAAATTACTGTATCGTTTTCATAACATGCGGATCTGGTACAAGGATCCGATCTACGTTGTTATACATGTGCTCTCGGGAAGCATAGCTTACTTCCTTCCCGCGATCATACCCCTTCTCCTGTTGTACCATATCCTACAGTACCTCCATGACGTCCGGTTCTTCGGCTTCCAGGGAGAGATCAGGGGGGGAAACTCCTTCGAGCATACACTGGTCAAACTCCTAGAGATCCTCGCGGGATATTTGCTTATAAAACTTATCGTGAAACCATAATTGATCTGCATGCTGTCACACAAAAGGACGGGAGTGCTATACCCCGTAAACATCGATATCGCAAACTTTGATTTGGGGACCGATGTGGAAGAATACACGTACGACGGACGCGAAGTGTTCCGTGGAAACCTCGACCCCGAATTCTCGGATGCTGAGTACCAGGTGTACTGGCTGTACGATGAAAGCCAGCGTGTAGGCCTGGCCGAACATACTGCCGAGTCTCATACATGCTACTGGTTCTACTCCAATGTGTTTGCGACCCTGCTCCAGGAACCAGAGTGGGAATCCAGAGACAGGAGCGTATGGTCCATGATGTCAGAGGCAGCGTATGAAGACTGTATGCGGTACGGCTGGACAACCATTGAAGACTTACAGAAACGAACATCCCTCGCGATCCTTCGGCCATCAGATCTTGTGAAGTATACTCAGCCTGAAACCCTGTGTATTGTCTGTAATACGAACGACAGGCTTCCTGGGTGTACACATGAAAAAAGGACGCCGCGATTCGACGTCTTCTTTACATTATTTGTGGACGATGACGGCGTGCTCTACGCTCCTCCGTCGGATACTCAGGCCTTCGCACTAGCGACCTTGCGACGACCCGACGGGGCTGGAGCGGGAGCGGGAGCAGGAGCGGGAGCGGGAGCAGGTACGACAACCCTGGGCGTAGGAGCAGACTCAGACTCCTCCTCAACCTCCTCCTCCTCGTCCTCCTCGGCGAACGCGGCCTTGGCACCGCCCACGACCGGGGCAGGGACATCCTCGGCATCGTCGACGTCGTCCTTGAACATCTCGCGAGCCGTCTGACGCTTACGCTTGCTCACCTGGACGTAGGTCGGCTTCCACGTCAGACCGAAGCCCTGGCCGATGACGTAGATGCTGCCCTGGGCCACCATCTTGGCCGAGCATCCCTTCGGGAACGCCTCCTGAAGCGACGAGGGCTGGAGAGGAATATCGACGCCGTCCTCACCAATCACCTCCATCGACACGCGGCCATCGTAGACCGGCAGCTTGAAGCGGAGCGACGGAGGGTACTTGCCGTTCGGGACCCACCCATCGCTGGTCTTGTCGACCGACACTGAGAGGAACTTGTTGAACGAGTCGCGGATTGACTCCTCGCCACGCTTCTTGCCGAACCACGCGGCAGAGTTCGCTACCGCCGCCTGGATGACAGCCTCCTGGAACTCACGCAGGAAGTTGTAGGCCTTGGACACGTCGTCCGTGCCCGTCGCCGCCTCGCGACCGTACGAGTCGCAGCCCTGGAGCGACGCCGACATCGTGTAAGACGTCGTCGTCGACCCATCCTTGTTCTCGTTCTCCTTCACGAGACAACCACCAGGAAACCCAAGCTGAGGGAAACGGAATTGAACATTCTGGTTGAGGTACTTGAACGAGATAGACTTACCACCCTGCTTATTCGGGCGAGGCTCGGAGAACTGGATATCGGACGCGGAGATCTTAGAGACGTTAACGACTGCGGGGGCTGCCATGATGTGTGTTGTGCTATTGGGTCTCCCTGATTTACCCCTGATCCGTTTTTACCGAATAAAACTGTATCACCGTATTGTATTTTCGTATCATCGGATTGTAAATACAATAAAGTATGAGCTGTCTAGCCTGTAAAAACAAATCTTCGATCGACAGATGTGAATCGAGAGCCCTGCGAAACTTGCCGTACTGCGGAAAGCATATGCGGTGTAAAAAGACGAACCAGTGGGCTGAAAAGAACCCGCTCATTCTTTCCAGCATCCTGAAAATTCAGTCCCTTATCCGCGGAGTGCTGACTCGCATTCCACTTCGTATTGCGGGAGTCGGAGTCCTGAAA